GTCGGGAAAAACTCCGTACAGGTTCCAAAACTAAATTGCCAGGCCCAGCACCTAAAGATCCGTCGGTTCGCCAACGCCGGAACAAAAAAACCGAGGCCGCGGAACTCACACAGCCTGTCGACATCACAATTCCGAAGCTACCCAACCCGGACAAGCGAAAATGGAATCGGCTCACCAAGGCATGGTGGAAAAACATTTGGAGTTCGCCGATGTCGGCGCGCTACCTCACGACCGACGCCGACGTCCTCGGCATTATCGCGTTGCTCATCGATGATTTCTATAAAGCGCCGGCCCCAAAAGAGCGCCGAGAATTGGCCGCTGAGATTCGCCAGCAGACGGCGCGGTTCGGCCTTTCCAATTGGGACCGCAACCGCATGAACTGGACCGTGAGTGAGGCCGCCGAAACCAAGCCTCTGCCGCAATCCTCCAGCGCTGCCACCGGTTCGGATCCGCGCAAGGTACTGAACTTCAAAAAATGAGTGTGTTGATGATCCCGCAGGACGTGCGGCCCTGGCCGTCACTTGGCGCGCAGGTCTGTTCGTGGATCGAGGAAAACCTTTGTTTCGGGCCCGGCGATCTCCGAGGCGTGCCGGCGCGACTCGATGATGAAAAGCGCGCTCTCATCTGGCGGATGTATGAAGTTTTCGACAAGAAGCACGCCATGGCCGGCCGGCGCCGATTCAAGCGCGTCGGGATTTCTCTCGCGAAGGGAACTGCGAAAACAGAACTCGCGGCATGGATTGCGGCGGCCGAGCTCCATCCCGCGGCGCCGGTGCGCTGCGTGGGATGGAAAGGGAATCAGCCGATCGGCGGCCCCGTTAAAGATCCCTTTATCGTGCTGTCGGCTTACACCGAAGACCAATCGGACGAGCTTTGCTACGGCGCGCTGAAAGCCATTCTCGAGGAAAGCCTGATCGCCAACGATTTCGATATCGGCCTGGATCGCATCATGCGCGTGAAAGGTGATGGCAAAGCCCTCTCGATTGCCGGTGCTCCCAATGCCCGTGACGGTGCGCGCACCACATTCCAGATTTGTGATGAGACGCATTGGTGGACGCTCGACCGCCTGAAGAAGGCGCATCAAACCATGCTCGCCAATATCCCGAAACGGAAACTCGCGGATGCCTGGACTCTCGAGATCACAACCGCGCCGGAGCCCGGCGGCGGCTCGATCGCCGAGGCCACCATGGAGTACGCGCAGCAGGTGGAGAGTGGGCGGGTCAAAGACGAAAGGTTGTTTTTCTTCCACCGTCAAGCCGGCGACGAACACGATCTCAAGACGGAATCTGGTGCCCGCGCGGCCATCATCGAGGCCTCTGGCCCCGCAGCGGAGTGGCGCGATATTGACAGCATTGTCCAGCTTTTCAAAGATCCCACAACCGACATGTCTTACGTCGAGAGGGTTTACTGCAATCGTCTCGTGAAATCCTCACGCAAGGCCTTCGATGTCCTGAAATTCAAATCCCTTAAAGCGCCCAATCCGGTGAAAGACGGCGACCTGATTGTTCTCGGCTTCGATGGTTCAAGATCGAACGACTCGACAGGATTCGTCGCCACCCACATTGCAACCGGCTTTCAATGGGTACCCGGCGTATGGGAGCGGCCTTACGGGCGAACGGATTGGCAGGTGCCGGCTGAAGAAGTCGACGAAACCCTGAGCGCGCTGTTTAAGAACTACAACGTCTTCCGGCTTTACGCCGACCCGCCCTATTGGGAAACCTGGGTCGCGAAGTGGGCCGGTGAATTTGGTACGGAGCGCGTGATCGAGTGGTGGACCAATCGCCATAAGCCGATGGCTTACGCGCTGAAATCCTACCAGACGGCGATGTGGGAGGGCGCGATCTCACACGATGGAAACGAAGACCTCGTGCGTCACATCGGCAACGCGCACCGCAAAGATTTGCGCATGCTCGACGAAAACGGCAAAGCCCTCTGGCTGATCGAGAAAGAGCGCCAGGATTCGCCTAATAAGATCGATTTAGCGATGGCTGCCGTTCTGAGTTGGGAAGCGCGCAATGACGCAATCGCAGCCGGCGCTTCCATCGAGCCCGAATATCAAATGTTTTTCGTCCGCTGATCCCGTCCCTCTGAGGTGACTATGGAAAAAACCAGACTCTATTCCTGGCTGCAGGTGCGCCAGGTTGACGAAGAGAAACGCATTATTGAAGGTATCGCCACGACACCAGAGCAGGCTCGTGACGGCGACATTCTGGAAACCTCCGGCATTCAGTTCAAGTTGCCGATTCCGTTTCTGTGGCGGCACAAGGACCCTTTTGGAAACGTTGTCGCCGCGAAGGTTGGCAGCGATGGTATCTCCGTGCGGATTCAGATTGCCGCGGCCGGTACTTCCGAAGCGATCGACGAACAATGGCGGATGATCCAGGCTGGCGTCGTGCGCGGGCTTTCGATTGGCTGGCGCACCCTCCAGGAGCTCTTCGATAAGGAACTCGGCGGTTTCCGTATCCTCAAATCGGAATGGCTGGAGCTCTCAGCCGTGCCCGTACCGGCGGATGTCAACGCCATGATCACGTCCGTTCGCTCCGCGGACCAAACCATTCTTGCCGACATTGAAACTGAAACTGCAGGTCAGGCCGCGTCCGGCCAGCCCAGCGCAACCGTCAACCCGCCCGTCGTCTCGGGACAACCCAAGCCCAAATCCAAACAGAGAGGAAAAGCTCCCATGAAATCTTTTGACCAGCAAATTGCAGAATTCGAGACGCTTCTTACCGAGAAGCGGACGGCCATGTCCGAATTGATGGAAAATTCCGCCGATGGCGTGCTCGACGAAGAAAACGGCAGGGCTTACGACACCCTGACCGCGGAAGCGGCAACCATCCAGACAAACCTGAAGCGGTTGCGCGCGAACAAGGCCAACGCGGAGGGCGATACGGTTGTCGCTCAGGAGCGCACTGCAGCGCCAGTTCGCCAGCAGTCCACCACGTCTCCAGCCCGCGCCGAAGCCCCGAAAATGGAGCCCGGTATTGGCCTCACCCGCATGGTGATTGCGCTGATCAATGCCCGCGGCAACCACATGCATGCGGCGGAACTTGCCGCCCAGCACTACCGCGATTATCCGCAGATCAAGATGGCTTTGCGCGCCTCTGTTGACGCCGGCGATACCACGACTTCCGGTTGGGCAGCGCAGCTCATCCCGGCCGCGCAGCAGATGCAGCAGGAGTTTCTCGACCTGCTCCGTCCGGCTGCTTTGATTGGCCGCGTGCCGAACCTACGCCGGGTGCCGTTCAATGTCGCGGTCCCGTTGCAGACGGGCGGCGGCACCTACGGATGGGTCGGTGAGGCGAAGGCCAAGCCAGTGACTTCCGCCCAGTTCGACAGCGCGACCCTGCGCTGGGCAAAGGCGGCGGGCATCATCGTCATCACCCGGGAGCTGGCGCGGTTTTCCAGCCCTTCCGCCGAGACGATCATCCGCAACGAAATGATCAAGGGCTGCGCGACGTTCCTGGATACGCAGTTCATCGACGAGAGCATCGCAGAAGTCGCGAACGTGCACCCGGCATCGATCACCCGAGACATCTCGCCGGAGACACCGAGCGGCACGAGCGCCGAGGCGTTCCGGTATGACCTGTCCGTCCTGGTCTCGTCTTTCATTGCGAACAACCAGGATCCGACAATGGCTGTACTTTTGATGAGCGCGACCACGGCCATGAATCTGGCCCTGATGCGGAACGCCCTTGGTTCCCGCGAATTTCCCGAGATCAGCATCAAAGGCGGGTCGATCGACGGTATCCCGGTGATCGTCAGTCAGACGGTCGGTGCACGCCTGATCCTCGTCAATGCGTCGGATATCCTTCTGGCCGACGACGGGGCCATCAACATCGACGTCTCCGAGCAGGCATCGGTGGAGATGTCCACGACTCCGATCTCCGGTGGTGAGTCCCCGGTTGACGGTGCAGTGCTCAAGTCCCTTTGGCAGAACAATCTCGTCGGCCTGCGCGTCGAGACGTTCATGACCTGGAAGCGCGCACGGACCAGCGCCGTTGCCTGGTTGAATGGCGTGGCATACGCGCCGACCGCGCCCGGCTCGCCGGTCTAGGCTTCTCTCCCTCCCACAACTGGGCGGCCCCTAGTTGGGGCCGCCCGTTTTCCGTTAAGGATTTATGCAATTCATCGCAATCCGATCAGGCCGTACCTTTGAAGCGAGCGAGGCTATCGGCAAGCTGCTGATCAAGGCCGGAGTCGCCAAAGCGGCCAAGCGCAAGCCTGTGCCGCCCAAAGAAAGCCGCGACCTCACACCTGAAGTAGAGCCGCTGGTTCCTCTGGCTGAAGAGTCGCAAGAACAATCCTTCGACTCGCCGCCATCCGGCGACGAACAGCAGCCAACAACACATCGCCGCAAGCGCACCTACAAACGCCGCGACATGGTGCCCGAAGAATAAAATGGCGTCCACTCGCAAAGGTTCGGTCGTCAAGCGCAAGCGGGCACCGAAGGCCATTTCATCCGGAACGATATTCCCCGGGCTCTGGCCGTCCATGGGCTCGTGGAGCACATCGCTGTTCAACAACGGCTGGTTACAGGAACCCTTTACTGGCGCTTGGCAGCGAAACATCAGCACTCCCGGCGATCGCGCGTCTTCACCGCTGGCATTCTCGGCAGTCAATTGCTGCGTCACTGGTATTGCTTCCGACATTGGGAAGCTGCGGCCTAAGTTGATGCGCGAGGACAGCGAGGGTATATGGACAGAGATCCAGGCTTCACCTTTTGCGCCAGTCCTCGACACTCCGAATTCTTACCAAAACCGCATTCAGTTTCTGGAGTCGTGGATTCTTTCGAAGCTGCTTTACGGGAACACCTACATCGGCCTGGAGCGCGATGACCGCGGCTCCCCGGGTGCTGGCGTTGTCCGCACCATGCACGTGCTCGATCCCATGCGCGTCCGCCCACTGATCACGAGCGACGGTACGGTCTATTACCAGCTCTATCCGGATCGCCTGCCGAACATCCAGGAAGAGATCATCGTACCCGCCTCCGAAATCATCCACGACCGCATGGAGGCCCTCTGGCATCCATTGATCGGCGTTTCTCCGCTTTACGCGTGCGCTGCGACTGTCGGTCTCGGCAATTCGATTCAGAGCAATTCGCAGACGTTCTTTGCAAACGCCTCCCAGCCCGGAGGTATGTTGACCGCGCCGGGGCGAATCTCCGACGATACGGCCGCTCGACTCAAGACAACATTCGAGGAACGATTCTCTGGCGTGAATATCGGCCGGCTGTTCGTTGCCGGTGACGGCCTCGAGTTCAAGCCCTTCGCACTGACGGCCGAAGCGTCCCAGCTCGTCGACCAACTCAAATGGTCGGTGGAAGATGTCGCCCGGGCCTTTCATTATCCGGCATACAAGC